TCGGCCTCCAGGCGCTGCTGGTGCAGCACCTCTTCCCAGTCCAGGCCCTGCTCGGCGCATTCCTGCTCCAGGGTGGAGACACCAATCTCCAGCCGCAGCTTGGCGGCCTGCACTTCCTTGACCGGGTCCACCCAGCCCTTGCCGCCAAACACAAAGCGGCAGCGGGTATAGGCATAGCGGTTGGCGTAAAAGCCGGGCGCGTCGATCACGCCCGCGTTCACCGCCTCTTCCAGCCACAGCTCGTAAATGGGGCGCAGCCAGGTGGTGGTCAGCCAGCGGCGGCGGCCGTGAAAGTAGCGCCATGCCTCCAGCAGCGCAGCGCGGGCGCTGCTATAGTTCACGCGGCTGAAGTCTTTGGCAAACAGCTCGTACGGCAGGTTCATGCCTGCGGCAATGCGCCGCTCCACCGCCAGCATGAAAGCCTCAAACGCCACATTGGGCCGGCCCGGCGCAAACGACTGCAGCCGCGCGCCCACGGGCAGCGGAATCACCGCACCCGCCTGCAGCTTGCCGATGCTGCGCGACTGGGTGACGGACTCCTTCCACACATCGCGCGCCTGATCGCCGAACAGGGCCGACGCAGCCTCCTGGCTCAGATCCGACTCCAGAAACGCCGCCACCAGCGAGTTGGCCAGGCTGGCCTGCAGCTCGTTCTGGGCGTATTTGCCCGCCATGTGAAACTCGCGCATCACGGCGCTGACAATGGGCTTGCCCCGGCTCTGGCCCGTACGCTCCTTGGCATGCAGGTGCACCACGCGGCGGCGGCCCCAGGGGGTAAAGGCGGGCACGCGCTCCCAGCGGTTCAGGTCCTGCGCTTCGTCGCCGCGCAGGTACAGCGCATCGCCAGGGTGTGCGGCACGAAAATGGTAGGCCACGGGCGCGCCCTCGCCGTCCAGCTCCACGCCACGGCGAATGCGGGCCATGCCCTCCAGGTACGGCGGGGTCTCCAACCGGTCGGCCTCGATCACGCTCAGCCGCGTGGCCCAGGGGCTGTCGGGCCGGGGCAGCCATTTAGGGATGGCCACGGCATCGCCGTTGACCATCTCGCCGCCCAGGGCCAGCACCGTCAGGCCCAGCAAATCCAGCGTGCGGGCCGCGTCGCAATCGGTGGTGTCGGCCCAACTGCGAAAGTGCGCCTCAACCTTGTTGCCCCACTCGCGGGCCTGCTCGGGCGTCCAGCCCAGCAGGCGGTAGTCGGGCACGGCAGACAGGCGCAGCACCGCGCCCACCACGTTGTCGCGGTGGGTCTGCAGGCCACCGGCCATCAGCCCGTCATTGCGGGCCAGGTCGCGGGCGCGGCTGGTCAGCGTACCCAGCTCGGGCAGCAGGTCGGCGTCGGCGCTGCCCGCCATGGGCTGCCAGTCGCTCAGGGCCAGATCGGTGTGCGATGCGCCCTGGTAGGCCGACATGGCCGCCCCGCCCTTGAGCGGCGCTGCGCCCAGCGACGCCGCAAACGACGTGCGGCTGCGGCTTTGACGGCTTGCTTGGTTCTGGCGTGTATTGCGGCCCATGCTCACACCAGGTAGATGGGCTTGCGCACGGCCTGGCCGTTGCGCTGGGCCAGTTCGGCATTGATGTCGTCAATGGCACGGCGCAGCTGCGTCGTGTCGGCATTGAACTGCACGGAGCGCGCGCCCACGCCGTCGGTGCTGTGGCTGGCCTGCGTGGGGCCGGTCAGGCGCGCATCGATGGCGGCCAGATAACTGTCGCGCCGGGCGGTGAGCTGTTCGGTGGTGAGGTGGCTGTAGAGACCCATGCGCCGATGGTCGGCTCAGGGGTGCGACATTTCCAGGCGACATTGTCGTAAAAACATGTCGCAGCTTTCTATCGCTTATGCAGTAATAACATCAACAATCAAATTAATAGCAAAGCTAAGATCCGTTGAGCAATATTCATTACAAGGGAGTGAGCTTTGGAAAAGTTGCAGTCAATGGCATCGACCTACTACGAGGCATTTGAAGGTATTCATCTCTACCCAAAGCTACGCAACAAGCTTGGCCTTTTCTGGCTTCTCTCACTGCTTCTGCTGGTGATTGCATTCGTTGCGCTGTTCAAGGGCATGAGCTACAGCGAGCCCTTTTTCTACTTTTCCGCTTTCACATTCATGGGCACCTCCGCCGCAGCCGAGGACTATCGAGTCAAGTCCATCACAGCTCAATTGGGCAGTGACCATCGCAAAGCCCGCATCCAACGTCTAGAGCAAATTACAGGAAGGCCTGCATCAGAGTTTCAGGCTCTGGCACAACAAGCCTCCGAACTGCTAACCCTGCAACAGCAATTCACCCCTCGTCGTTTCAGCTTCCGCACCATGCTCTACAACGCCAGCATGAAAGGTCAGCTGGTGCCAATTTTTATTGGCCTAATGAGCATCCTACTCATCGTTTTTCAAAAGACGTTCAGTCTAGAGCCAGAGCAGTTCTTTGAGCTGTTTGACAGTCCCGGCATATGGGCACTCGCAGGCTACGCACTCTTTTTCTTACTGCTCGCGTTCTTCATCGTTACGGGCGTTCTGTATATCTACTACGAGTCCAGCGGGATCTTCAGGCGCTGGCGAGCCAAGGCAGGTATTCACAAGCCCAGCGCACGAGTTGAACTGGACTACTTTCTGCGGCATTTAATCGCCTACCACGACCCTGTGCGCACCGTCGAACACCACAGCAACATAACGTTGCTGCATACGTCAAAGGCTGGGCCGCGTAGAAAGCTAATGAAAATGCCCCGACAACAACGCCGAGGCATCAGGGTTAGTTAAGCAAAATCAACCTCTAGCACTTATCTATCAAGCGCCAGCAGCTATCAAAACTGATTACCTGAAGGTCATCATCAGCGTGCCGGGTGGCAGGCTGGGTGCGGCTTGTGCTGCGGGAAGGCCGGGTTTGGCGGCCTGCTTTTCGCGGTGCTGGGCGCGTTGGGTGAGGCGCTGGGTGCAGGCCGTAGCCAGGGTGGCGAGCTGGGCATCGGTGGCGGACAGGATCTCGCCGCTGGCAATGCGCTCGGGCAGCGCGTTGAAGGAGACGATCATCTGGTCTTCAGCTATGGGCTGGGCATGGGGCACGCTGGGCTGGCCTTCGCGGTCGTAGCCAAGGTTGAGCAGGTAGCGGGCATGGCGCCAGTCAGTGTTGTCTGCGGCCATCACAGCGTCAAATACCGCCTGTGTGACCTGGGCCGCCGCCTGGGTGGCCAGACGCTGGGCAAGCTGTATGCGCTGCGGGTCTTGCACGGGCTTTTGCAGCTCGGCCTCCATGCGATTGAAGGCTGCAAGGTAGGCAACTTTCCATGCTGCGGCTTCTTTGCCGATGAACCCCATCACCAAGAACACAAACCCATCACGGGTGATGCGATAAGCGGGGTCTTTGCGGATTCGACCCATACCAAGATCGGTGCTGGTTTGTATCGGCACAAAGTTGCGCTGATAGAAATCTTCCTCCACCACACCGCTCAAATTTCGGATCGCTCGCAGTACAGCCTTGTGCTGTTTTCCGAAGTGCGCGGCGATTTGGTTGCTGGTGGTGGTGACGATGCCGTCATGAATCGAAAGCTCGGGGCGAGCAGATGCGGCAGTTACGGACGAACCAATGGTGATGTCAGCCATGACGGGCTCCTGTGCGACAAGTGTTTGAACCCATCGCCTCAGCCGCCAAGCAAAGGTGATGGACCGTGCAGGGTTGGCGGACCGGACACAGGACCGGCACACCCTCGCGGGTGTCCCCACACGGCCCACCGTAAAGCGGAGCCATGCGCGCGCAGGCATGCTCATAAAAGCAAAAAGCCGCAGACCATGAAGTGATGGCGCGGCTGCTGCGCCTGTGTAGTTCCGGGCCGCCAAGCCCAGATCACGCTTACGGGCGTGATTCATGTACTTTACCAGAAGATTGCCTACGGCTACATCACCCTAGCTTCTGGATTTAGGAACCGCAACTCCCCAGTCGAAAACCGCTTTCCCAACCGATAGCCATTGATCTGCATTACTTGAAGTTTTCATTCTTTCATATTGCTTGTGGCTACTAATCTTTTTACAAAAATCAAGAAACTTTTCTGCAACCCGTTCCCCAAGAGAGTCAACCATAAAGCAATCGCAGCCATCATCACAACCGTTCTTGCACCCATGTATCGCTGGATTCTTTGAATGCAAAAAGGTGCGCCAGAATGAGCTTTTTTCATGATTACCATGATTTCCGTAAGCCCATGAATATTTGGTTCCCATTTTTAGGTCGCAGTAAAGCCAGGCCACAACATCACCTTCAATTTTAGATTTGACGTTATTAAATCGAACATGCAAATCTACCGCACCGCCATCATCAAATATTGCATCCTCGACTAAATTTATCGGAAGTAAATTTTCTAACTCCCTTGCTGGCACATCAAGATGGGTTGCGATCCATCGTCTCTCAGAAGCAAGATCTTTACAACTCCTGCTTACCAAGTTCGATTCCGCCCCTGGATAATCTTTATCGGTGTCTGTTACCGATAAACAGAATGTCTCTCTACGATTAACAAAATTCATAAACGATGGGTAGATTTGATTTCCACCACCACCTGAAGTTGTTAAATTATGTACTAGCCCATTAATATTATTATGCTTTTTATAGTGTGCTGCCGCTATTAGATATATTTCGGCATCCATAAGATTTTCTGTCAAAAGAGTGCATCCTGAAACTGGATTCTCCTCTATTGCAGACAACGGCACTTCCCAAAAACCGGATTCATTAAACACCAACTCTCTATCGCTAGAAACAACCAGCACTTTCAATTGTATTGATTGTCTCAACGCAGAGTATTCAGACAATCTATTTTTCAGCTTCAAGCAAACAGACTTTGCAGCACCGCTCAAATCCTGAGCACACATCCAATCCAGTATGCGTTTTTTGGCATATAGAAAGTTCTTTCCATGAAATACAGACAATGCTATAGATTCAAGTGCCGCACACTGTGATGCATTTGCAACTGGATACATTCCTACCAATGATTCATCCAGTTCAAGCCACATTATTCTCTCCCGGCTCGAAGAAACCAAATGGCCAGTTTTGAAGAACACCTTCTTCATCAAAATTTGATATTCTTACACTCGTGGACTTCTGTTCACTTTCACTCGGCTCAAAGAGAAGAATTGCCACATCTTGAGGAGAAATAACTTTTTCTTCGACAAGTCGTCCCAACCTATTAACAATGTGCTGACTGTGCGTCTCAATAATTAATGATGTATTCCCCTTGCTTCCATTATTGTTTTTAACTGCAGCAGCAAAAACATCAGCCAACCGAGCTTGATACTCTGGATGAAGATGCAACTCTGGCTGTTCAATCACAACAGCAGATGAAGAGCCTAAATCTTTATGACGACCATTGATCGCCCAAAGCTGAGCCGCAATAGGAAGAACCTGCGATATGCCAAATCCCATATCCGTGATGTTAAATGGCTTGTCATCATTCTCCCCTTTCGCCATCACCATAATCTGCTCACCCTCACGCTGAGGGAACACATCAATTTTTAAACTCTTCGATATCCATTCTCGAAAGCTAAGCTGTGCGGCAAGGCTTAGGCTATCTAAAAAAACCGGTAAATTCCCGCCTTCTGGGTCTATTTCGTGAACCGCCAAATCTTGACGACGATAATATCTTTCAGCAGTAGCCCTTAAAGGCTTTAGATAACGTACTGACGAAAAATATTTCTTTAAAGCGCCATCAATTCTATCTACAATTTCGGGAAAGACATCCGCAAGAATAGCTTCTTGAAATGATTTGGAATAATGCTCCTTTCCTGACTGAGTATATCTTGCAAGATCTCTCCAAGAATTTGGACCTCCAATTGACGAGACTGATTTTATTATTTCCTGTACTGAACCAAGCTTAACCTGAGATGAAATTCTTCTAATCGTATTAATACTAACATTACCATGAACCCAGTAACTTATTCTATCAACAATTCTTGATTTCCATGGATTCCTCGCCACAACGTAATAAGGCTCTTGCGATCCATCTGGATTAGTTTTTTGTTCCAGCCTACCAAATATGACATTCGGCAAGACATCGCCTTGAAATGAAAATGCCTTATATCCTTGTGGTAACGACTGCTCCTGTCCATTTATATAGATACCAACAACACTCAAAAAGCCATTAATATCATTGAATTTTATTTCAAAATTAAAATCATGAGCCTCAACATAGATTGATTTTGGAAATGCAGCTTTACCATCCACACCAGTGCACAAAACAAGCTCAACAGTTGCCTCACTCAAAAGGTAGCTTGATCGGTTACCCTGGTTTAAAAAAACATCAGGCCTCTCGCTTTTTTCATTATTGTTATCATCCTCATCTAATTTTAAAGAGAACTTAAAGGAGAGATCCGTTTCTCCTCTATGTATAGCTTGAGATAATGATCCAAAATCCACATAATCACCAAACCACAATATTGGCGATCTTTTTTTTCTCTCCACACTCTGTCTAATTAGCGGAAATATTCTGGCAAATGTACTTTTACCAACGCTATTTTTCCCTATCAAAACAGTAATCGGAGCTATGGGTACTGATTCAATGTTCTTTAAACTACGAAGATTTTTTATCCCCAAACTTCTTAGTACTGCCATCTCTCCTCCAAATAATGTTTCACCTTGAAACATATCACATCCTTGTAGGGGTAGAGACGGAATCCATAAGAACAATCCTTTGCACTTGCCTAAGGCTTAGCCCAAACCGACGAGACAGTTCGAAGGCATTGCACCCGTCAAAACTGTCGCGTATTTGCTGTGTCACACGCTTGCGATCCACCGCCCGCTGCCCTGGCACATAGACATGTACCCCGCCCAATCGCTGTATCACGCGACTGATTAGCTCTTCCGTCAAATCCTCCACCCGCTCCACGCCATGGCATAACGCGGCGGCGGCCAGTTCTTCGCGCAGCATGGCGATGGGGTCCAGCTTGTTGGGGCTGGATACCGGAGGGGTGGATGTTGCGTCTTTGTCGTTCATTGTTTTGATAGCTGGTTGCGCTTGCTGTGCATGCGTTTGCATTGGTTTTTATTAATAAAGGCTGATGGGGCTGAAAAGCTCTTCGTCAGCCAGCTGGCGCGACGGGCTGGGCCGCGTTGGCGCGCGTGGCGGCGCGACTTCATTGCCCTGCGATGGCGACTGGGCAGCCTGGGCCGGGGCGATGTTGAAGAGGTCTTGCGGGGGCTGCACGGTTTGCTCCAGCTGCAGCCAGCGGGCCTCGGGCCATTTATGGACGCCCAGGCACATGGCGGCGTGCAGTGCGTAGTTGCGGCAGTCCAGCACTTCGTTACGCGGACGGCGCTTGACCCAGCGGTACACGTCCTTGCCGTTGACCTTGACGAGCACGCGCTGCTCTGCGGTGAGCTGTTCGTACCATTCGCGCGGCAGCTTCTGGCTGGTGTGCACGTAGCCGGGGCCGGGTTTGTCGATGGCGAGCTGGCCCAGCAGCAGGTCTTTGGCGCTGTCCACGCCCACCAGCCAGAGCTTGATGCCGTGCGATATCTTGCGGCCGCGGTAGTTGACTTCTTGCAGGCTGCTGGGGCCGACGATGTTGCGGTTGTCGTTGTTGTCGCCCTTGATGGCGCGCAGGCCGGCAAGCTGCCCTTGCGCGCTGCGCACCCAGTTGTAGACGGCCTGGGTCTGGTCGGACGAGTCGATGCTGATGGCACTGAGCCCCAGGCTGCCGCCGTGCCAGGCCTGCACGTAGCGCTGCTGCAGGTATTGGGTGACGGGCTCCCAGTCGGACTCGCTGGCGGGGTTGCCCTGAATGACCTGGTGGGCAATGGCCCAACTTTCCAGCCCGCGGCCCCAGGCCCAGATGGCGATCTCCCACCGGTCGCGCTGCACGTCGACCCCGGCGGTGAGAAGCAACGCGCCGGCGGGCACGCGGCCCAGGGGGTAGTCTTCGGCCCGGGCCTGCAGGGCGTGTTCGTCGCTGCTGTCGCCTTTGAGCTCCCAGGTCTCGCCCAGGGTTTCGTTGGTGAAGCCGGTCATGGGCCCCACATCGCCAGCCTGCAGGGCGCGGTGGGCCTTCTCGAATTCATCGACGATGCTGACCCAGGTGCGCTGGGGGCTGTAGGCGGCCCAGACATGCACGCCCAGGGTGCGCGGCGGACGGCAGGGCTGGCCTGCAGCGTCGCGCCAGATGCGGTCTGCGCCGTAGCGGCGGCCTGTCTTTTTGCAGACCCAGGTGCCGGTGAGCGGCCAGCCGCCGGGCAGGTAGTCGGCCTGGGTAATGCTCTCCAGGCAATGGGGGCAGACATGGTGCACGCTGGCGGGTTGGCCTTTGACCCATTTGAAGCCGTAGGGCAGCTCTTTGCTGCCCCAGACGAGCGGGTGCTCTGCGCTGCAGTGCGGGCATTCGATGTGGTACTGGACGTAGGCGTCGGATTCTTCGCAGGCGCGCTCCACATGGCACATGCCTTTGACGCGGGGCGTGCTGCCGCCGACGAACTTGGGGTATGGCGCGCCTTCCAGCCGGCCCTTGGCCAGGCTGCCAGGGTCGCCGGATTTTTCGATGCTCTGGTCGAAGGCGCTCCATTCGTCGAGGATGGAGACGGCCACGGTGATGCGGCGGTAGGCCCGCGCGGCCTTGCCGCCCAGCAGGTGCAGTACGCTGTCGCGAAAGGGTTTGTATTTGATGGTGTCCTCCACCCCCTTGCCCTGGCGGCGCGCGGCCTGCACGGCGGCCACGCCGTCGAGCACGGGCTCGATCTCGCTTTTGACGTAGCTGTCTCGGTCGTCGTCGGTGGGCTGCCACAGCGCCTGTTTGCGGCGGCGGTGGGCGATGTTGTAGGCGACGAAGGCGGTGATCATCTTGGTATAGCCCACGCGCTTGCTCTTCTTGACGGACAGCTCTTCCACACGGTCGTCGCTCATGAAGTCGAGAATGCCGAGCTGAAAGGGCCAGCCGACCCAGCCGCCCTTCTGGTGGCTGGATTCGCCCGCCAGCAGAAAGTGCTCTGCGGCCCATTCGCTAAGGGTTTGCGGCGCATCGGCCCGCAGGCTGGACAGGCCCAGCGCATTGGCGGCCTGGATGGCGGCCATGGCTTCGGGGCTGAGGGGTGCGCTCATGCGGCGTCGCCCTCCTCTGCGCTGCCTGCTCTGATATCAAATGCTGCGGTCTCGTCTGCGTCGAGCTGCGCCATGGCTTCGACCTCTTTGTTGACCAGCTGGGAGGTGGAGCGGATCCATTCGTTGCGCGCGTCGGCCATGATGCGCAGCACGATCAGCAGCACCTCTTGCGGCAGATCCGGGCAGGCCTTGCGCACCTGGCCTTCGAACTGGTCCATGCGATCGACAATGGCCGAGCTGGCCAGCCCGAGCACGTCGGCCAGAATGCCGATGGGCGCGAACTCACCACGGGCGACGGCGTTCTTCAGCTCCTGCGCCTCGCGCTGGGCCTTGGCCAGGCCGGCGCGTTCTTGGACCAGGTCGAGGCCGCCCAGCTCGCCGCTCATGCGCCCGGCCGCAACTTCACGCAGGCGGTTGCAGTAGGCGGTGAGCAGCTCGGCCCAGGTGCCGCCGGTGGGTAGCTTGCCATCGGCCATGAGGGCGCTGACGTTCTGCTGAGACACTCCGATAACGCTAGCAAACTCCGCTTGTGTGGGGCGGGCTTCAAGCTCAATCATCCTCACAATACAACCCCCTTAGGAAACTCACGAAACAGTCCGACAACGCGGCTCGAATTACCCGCTTCAGAGGCTCGGCGGAAGGACCCGCGACCCTCACCCTGCCTATTTTTTGTGCAGTGCATCAAACCTTCACCTCCAGGCCCAGGGCCATGCGTGCGGACTTGCCGGCGTAGTACGAGATGCTGGTGTCGCCACCCTCCATGCGGGCCACGATGCGGCGTGCCCAATCCTTGCCATCGTTGCGCTCCTGCAGGTTGACCTTCACAGGCGGAGCGGCCACTGGCACGGGCAATGCAGGCAGGCCCTGCTGCTGGGCATAGGTCTGGCGCGGCATGACTGCATCGCACATCTGCTCGAACTGCGGCAGATTGGGCGGGAAGTCGGGGTGCTCTGCGGCCAGGCGAGCAGCCGCGGCCTCCACCACGACGCCCGAGAAGCGCGACAGCTTGGCATCCCAGACCTTCATGGCCGAGATGGTCCCCTTGTCGTGCTTGCCAGCCATCTGGCCCGTGGCGAACTTGCTGGTGAACAGGCTGCCGTATGAGCCGTGCAGCAGCATGAACAGCTTGCGAATCACAAGGCTGACCGCCTGCAGCGTGGCCTCTGCAGCCTCCTCGGCCGGATCGCGATAGGCCTGCGGATCTCGCATGGCGTGGTCTGCAAGACTGGCAACATTCCTCATTCCCAAACTCCGTCGAAGATGGCTGCTGCTGCACCAGCATGCTTGTGAGTGTTGGCTGGCTGACGGCCACCACTGCGGCGACCCGCCTCAGGTGCCATGTCGGGCTTGAACAAACCCTGCCAACCAGCAATGGCGGCGTTCTCCAGCGCTGCTGCGTGGTCCACGCCCTCGCGTCGCCAGGCATCGAGCTTGTCCACCGCCATCTGCTTTTGCGCATCGGTCGCCTTTTTGCGTTTGGCACAGGAATGCCAGGCATCCCAGTGAGCCCGGTTGATCCAGTCCGGAACGACAAAGGTCGGCGCGGTCACGCGCTTGTCTTTTGGTTCTTGACGGTTCAATTGATGGTTCATTGATGGTTTGGGTGCAGCTGCTGCGGGGGTGGGGTGCAGCTCCTGCGGGGGTACCCCCGCAGCTGGTGCGGGACTGGGTGCAGCTGGTGCGGGGCGCATTTCCTGCGGGGGTGCATATGCTGCGGGGGTCAGCTGGTACAC